TCATAACAGTTTCTCCGTTGTTGTTACCCTATTAATATGGGGATTCAAGGGTCAAAAGTCAAGGGGTCGGACAAAAAAAGATTCGTTTGTTTTCAACGACTTATCATTTTTATTTTCCTTTAAAAACAATGACTTACGGGTCGGCCCCCGGGCAACATTGGTAGTGCTAAGTAACTGATTTCATTGAGTTTTTGCATTTGACCGGCGCCGATCCTGATTTTGTCAATAAAAAAAGGGGCTTACGCCCCTTTTTTATAAAAGTTTTGTTATCATCTCGACAACCTTGGATCTTCCCTCATCCTTATTCATCATGTCAATAATGAGCCAGTCATCTAGATCAAACATTGCATTTTTCTTTTCTGTTATCGCGTCAAATTTTGCCAGCGATTTTGGATCATTGGCTGAATATTTCCAATACCGCAATGGGTCATCAATACGGCGAGTTAGCAATTCGCGTTGCTTGGATTCGTCAACTGATAACCAAATTTTGATAATCTCGATTTGTTGGTCATGTTCCCAGCCGTTGACATCTCGCATAAAATTGTGATATTGACGATCAGAACACCAACCCATAACAGGTTGAAGCAAAGCGCGAGAATACCAAGAGCGATCATAAATCACCATTTCGCCTTTTTTGGGTAATAGTTTTTTCCATTCTGGCAACCATGATTTCATCATGCGCTTGGTAGGCATGAATGAGGGTTGCACCCGATACGCATATGGTGGCATATAGCGCGTCAATTCCCGAACAGTGCCAGATTTACCAGCACCATCACGCCCCTCTAAAACAACCGCAACGCGGCGACCGTTTTTGTGGATATTCTCGGCAAGTTCATTTAGCCTAATAAAATTTTGCAATCTCTCGGACATTAGAAACCCCCATTGATTAGCAGATAAAGTGCGCCACCCCAAATGATGGTATCAGTAGCGACAGAATAGGCAAGATAAAGCCCAACTAAGATTTTTCTGATTTTCTTTTTCATGGCATTAACCCCACAAGTGCGGTCATCAAAACCGCTGTATTAACAAAAAGTAATGGCTTGTCATCACGTCTGATAGCATGAACAATCCAGCAAACTGCACCTACAAAACCAACCATGATAGCGGTATGTGTTGGCAGTCCAAGCGAGAGACAAGCCATTTGTCCGATAACTAAAAATGATCCGATCCATCCAAACATTTCAAAATCTCCTTATATATCTAATATGGGGATTGCAACCCTAAATGTCAAGGGGTCATGCAACTTTTTTTTCGATTTTTTCTGGATGAATAACTGCAATCCCAATTTTGCGAAGTGCAGTGCGAACCGAAGCCGCATCATCGAACATCACTTTATTTGCTTTTGCAAATTGCTTGAGTGATAAAAACGATTTTAACTGTTTCGCTTTTAACTCACCGTCTGGCGTTGTGTTACCATCTGGTCTTGAAATAATCTTGTGAGGGCAGATGCCGACATCTTGCAAAAATTCAAAATCTGCATCACTCATATTTCTAGCAGTGCAAACCATAACATAGTCGCCAGCTTTTTGACGTCTACGAACTTGAGTTGCTAAAGGTAAAACAGTATCACCAAAAATCTTTTCAGGTGTGGAATTTTCAATCCAAGCTGGCAAATTTAATGTGCCATCTGGAAGGGTAGCTTGACGATGCGAGCTATCAATAATGGTTCCATCGAGGTCAAAGATTGTAATATTTTTAATCATGTTTAAATCTCCTTATATATTATATATAGGGATTCCAACCCCAAAAGTCAAGGGGCAGAGAGAAAATAGTTTTCAATGAAATCAATGGGTTATCATTTTTATTTGTCAATAAAATCAATGACTTAGCGGCGGCCCCCGGCCATGCATCACACATGCTAAGTCGTTGTAATCATTGGATTTTCCTGGTTGGCCGGCGCCATGTTCACGGTTTGTTCTCGCTGGCGCAAAAAATAAGGGGCAGTGCCCCTTATTTAATCAAGTGGATAATCTTACCCTTTTCCTTGAATTCTTCATACCATGCATTAGAGTATGTAAAATTTTTAGGCATCTTATCAAGCTTCTTTGCCTCAAGAAATTCCTGTGGGGTCATGATCTGGTAGAATGCGCGACCATGTTTAGGATCAATAATCATGAATACGAGTAAGCGAGCATCGCCTTTATTTTTTAAGCTATTGACCAGAATGCTTCCGTTCTTTGCGGAGTTACGCGTAGCAAGCTTAATTTCCATGCCATTCTCAAGATCATAACCCTTATGATTAACCTTTTCCATGCGTGGTGAATTAAACATAGCAGAGAAATATTCTTCAGCAAGATCAGGCCATGATCCGAAGATCTGGAAGTTATCCCAAGCCGTTTCCTTATCAGCATCCGGCTTGATAGTGTCCATAAAGATGTTAAACAATTCCTTGTGCATATTAGCCTCCAAAGATTTCGTCAAATGATTGGCCTAAACCGCTAACAATTTCTTTTTCCATTTCAGCGATTTCCTCGGTTGACAGTTCAGCAGTCATCTTGTCCATTTCTGCCTCGATTGCGTCTAGATCAAATTCATCAAACATATCAGTCTCCGTGTTTCTGTTATATATTATATATAAGCATTAGGGGCCTATATGTCAACCCCTAATGCTAATTTATTTTGATAATTCTGCATAATCAATCGCGGCAAAGATAAAGCCAAGGAATGACCAGAAGAAAGTGAAGAACCCGACAAGGCCAACACCCATCATTGCCCAAAATCTAAATTCCTGATGCGGCAATTCATCCATAGCTAAACCAGATAAACCGATCAAAGTTAATCCAGCAAACCAGAGTGTAGCAAAGATAACCATTTTGCATTTAGCGGCTTTACGATAATTAATAAACATAGTCTTAAGCTCCTGTTAAATCATATTTGAAGCATGATGCTTGAATGCGATCATAGCGTGAAGAGTAGGTATCCATAACCATTTCAACCGCACGTTCGCAAGCGGCCATTGATTCCATTTCCTTGTCAAACTGGATTACGTCAGCGGCAGTGCCACCTGAGTTAGCTAAGAAAACTGCGAGAACAATCTTGGTAATCATTGTGGTATCTCCTTATTAACCTTATATATAGAATATAGTGTTTCAATGGGTCAAAGTCAAGGGGTAGGCAATAAAAAAATGCATTTTATTGTGTCAAACGTTTGACAGCTATATGTAGTAGTAGGGCGGTTATAAAGACTATATGTTGTGCCGCCGACTTACTTACCTCCACAGAGCCTCGACCAGGGAATTTTCGAAAAAAGAGGTCAGTTCTTGACATCCCTTAAAGGGAGTAGTATTATAGACTTAATTTCTAATTCGTAGGTTTCAGCGAATCTTAAAATTTTTTATGAGGAAAAAATGGAAAAATACAAATACGGACCTTTGGTCTATAATACAACACATCCTGATGACGACGATTCAGGTAATTTTTATTGGAGTGGTTTAGTTCCAGTAGGCTATGATGAAAAAGGTATTCCAATTGATGAAAGAGGATATCAGTGTTTAGATATTTCTTCTCCCTTACATCCTAGTCACGCACCACAACAAACAGATTATAATGAAGTTTTAGAAGCTGTTCTACCGAAAGCTACTATTGTTAAAGAATGGTTCACAGATAATTTCTTAGAAGTCTCAGATTGGCAAGTTTGTTACTACTGCTTGCGTTGGTATAATTTTCAAGATGTTAAATCAATGACATATCTTAAAATTGTTTCCGAATGTAAATCAATTGAGGAAGTGATTGAACGTGCATGGCCCGACGTACAGAAATCATAAACTATCTCGCAGATAGACTCTCGACTATTAGCACTAGCAACGGCTTCCTCACTAATGTGAGTGCCGTACATCGACCATACAAATATCTTGACGATATCAACGATTTTCCTACTATCACTCTTGGAGGAACACCCAAGGAAGATTTAGTTGAGATTGGTGATGGACAAATTATTCGTGCGATGAGACAATCAATTAGAGCATATGTAATGAGTGATGATGATTCCCTTGAAGATTCTGAAAATCTTGCACATGATATTGAAACGGTAGTAGAGTCTTTTGCTAAGAACGCAGCAAACCTTTCAGTGCATTCAGCTCAAGTAATGGAGATTTCGACTGATGAAGGACTCTTTTCTCCTTATGGTATAGCTGATGTAGGCGTGGAGATTACATATGAGGAATAATCATGGCTAGTAGACGCACAGATATTTTAGACGCACTTAAAACGCATCTAGGGCAAATCAACTCCGTTGATTCTAACAATGTGTATTCTTCATATCGTTGGATTGACGAACTAAACGACTATCCAGCGATTACTTTTGTAGCACGATCAGAACAGCGACTTCATCGTGGTGATGCACGTAAATTGGCATTGATTATCATTTCTCTTCGTGCCTATGTATTCAACGGTGATGGAGCAATGGCAGAGGTGGAACAGCTAGTCCGTGATGTGGAAACGCAGGTGGAGACCTTTGCTGCGGAGAATCGAGATCTATTCGTAGAATCGGCTCTAGTAGCTTCAGTTCGTACTGATGAGGGACTCATGCACCCGTATGGAGTAGGTGACTTAGACATTAACATAACTTATGATGTGGAGATAACAACATGACAAAAACTGGAAATAATGTGGTGACAACATCTGTTGATGCGCTAAACCGCAGCTTAGAGGCTCCGCCTCTTGACCCGGTAGTGCTGGCGCTCGCTAACGACTATTTATCCGGTAAGGGCGTGGTCGCGATTGCTGATGAGTATGGTATTTCAGAGGATCGTGTGACAGCAGTGATTGAAAAAAAGGAGGTGAAGAACTACATTGATTCAGTCTTCGCCACGCAAGGATATCTTAATCGTATCAAGCGCATCAATTTAATCAATCAGGTGATAGATCAAAAGATTCAAGAGGCAGTGGAAACAGGCATCTACTCGAAGAAGGACCTCTTGGACTGGATGAAGCATCTACAAGAAGTGGAAAAAGACCTCAAGCCAAAACAGCAAGGACCAGCGGTAGCAGTACAGATTAACAACTATGACAAACTCATGCGGGACCTCATGGAATGACGGGCGGTGCACTATGGAGACGATACGTTCGGTTGTCTGAGGATATGACTGGGACTGGTGACTACATCAATGATCCTACCGAGCCATGGGACTGTGCTCCGCCACGTGATGATGAGTGGATTGAGGAATATATCAAACAGCATGTGGATAACGAATTGCACCGTGTGAGCTGGACGGAGAGACAAAAAAAATCGCAAGCGCTTCGCGCAAAGTTAGGATAAGGCTGGCCGCAGGCCGCGCTAAGGAGATAAAATGTCAAAACAACCAAGAGATGATGGTAATGATCCAATTCCCGTGCTGGGGCTAAAACAAGGAGGTGGTTATCGTGTACCGTTTGATGGCACCGCTAACGCTTCTCCTCAAATCTCTGCATCAATTCGCGTGGTCACTCTACACTCTAATGTAGACTGTTTTATTGAAACTGGTGGTTCAGGAGTAACCGCTAATGTCACATCAGGACATTTTCTTCCTGCTTCAGTTCCCTTTGACATTTCACTTGGACCTGAGACTGACGCATCAAACAATCCTCGGTTCATTTCTGTGGTATCTACATCAGCAGAGGGCATATTACACGTAAGTGAGCGCAACTAATGGTTGCAACTAATCTTCGTTTGGCACTGTCAATTTCGTCAATTCGTCGAACATTTGG